GCGCTGGAACAGTTCCTCGGGCGTGGTGCCCATCTTGGCCGCCATGGTGGCGTAGAAGTTGCCCACCATGGCCGAATAGGCGTCATTCACCTGCGGGGTGAAGCGCGCGGCCGTGTCTAGTTGCGTGCGGATTTCATTGCGCACCACCTCGGCGGATGCCTTGAACGTGTCGTCGACCCGTTTCTCGGCCAGGGTGCGCTCGACTTCCGCCTCCATCTCCTGCACCTGGCTTTGCAGGTACTGCTGCGCCTCGGCACGCGTGTAGCCGTCAGGGTCGTCCAGCTTGATGTTGTCCAGCAGCGCGTTGCTCTCGTCCAGCGGAGCGACGCGTGCGTGGTATTCACCCACCGGAATAGCAGCCTGGCCGCCCGTCTCGATGGCCGTGCGGATCTGCTGGGCCGTGTCCGGCGTGACTGCGCTGATGACCTGCTCTGCCAGGCCGGACTGCATCAGGCTGGGGCCGTCCACGAACACGGTCGTGGCACCGCCGGCATCCTCCACGAAGCGCTCGAAGGTCGCCGGGTCGCGTTGCAGCACCTTGCTGACAGCCGCCAGGTCCTTCAGCTGCGCCAGCGTCTTGGCGTTGCGCTCGGCCTCCTCGGCCTTCTTCTGCGAGTTGGCGAAGCGGTTGTAGCCTGCACCGAAGCCGCCGGTCAGCAGCGTGGTCGTCATCACCGCCACCAGCGTCTGCGCCTGAGCCGGACCCTGCTCCTTGATGTAGTCGCCAAAGGACTTGTCCGGGTTCAGGTTCATCCACTCGTTCGCACCCTGCCAGGCCGTGGCCACGGCTTCGGTCGGAGCTTCGCGCACCATCTGGTTGCCGATGATCTTCCAGAAGCTGGCCCCCGCCTTCAGGTCGCCCAGGAACTTGGCCACCGGGATCGCCTCGGTCGCCATCTCGGCCACCGCATCCTCTGCGCCATACATCAGCGCTTGCCCAGCCGGCAAACCGTGGTCCAGACCCTTGCCGACCGACTGGCCGCCAGCGTTCACGCCCATGCTGATCAGCGCAGGCGCAGACACGCCGCCCGACAGGATCGACAGGACCATACCCGGCAGCATCATGCCGGTGCTGCGGAAGCCGCTGTAGATGCCGCCCTCAATCAGCCCGTCCTTGCTGCCGTCTCCGGCCAGCTTGTTGCCGATGCCCTCGGACGTCTTGCGCATCCTGCCAAACCAGTCGGCAGCATGGCCTACCGTGTCGCTGCCGGTCATCTCCTGCAGCATCTGCGCACCGCCTTGCGCCCAACCCCACACGGCCGCGTTAGGGTCAATCGCCAGGCCTGCCGCGAAGTTTCCACCAGCGCGGCGCACGGAATGCGCTGCCCCACCGATCGCGCCGCGCCCCGTGCGTTCACCCTGAGCGTTGTAGCCGGGCAGCCCCAGCGTACTCTTGGGTTTCGGCAGAATGTCCCGGATCGTGCGCTCCAGCAGCGACAGGTTTTCCACGTCATCGTGCGCCACACCGGCAACATCTGGATCGGTCAGCGCCTGCGCCGTGGTCGGCGCGTCCTCCCACAGCTTGCCGATGTTCATGCCTTGCAGGTAGGCCGCCTCCTGCGCCTCGGCTCGGAAGTCGCCGCCGGTGATCAGGTCCATGCTGATGCCACTGGCCTCGGACCACTTCTTCATCCGGGCATACTCGTCCGGGTTGTTCTTGATGGCGTCACCCAGGCTGTAGGTCAGGGCATTTTGGCGCGCGTCGTATTCAGCGCGCATGTCGCTGGCGATCTTCAGGTAATCGGTCATTGGCTACTCTCCGCACGCAGGTAGGCTGCGACGATGTTCTCTGTGGTGGGCGGGATGCCGTTGGCGCGCAGCGCGGCCACGATGGCGTCTGCAGCCTGCTTCGGAATCATGATGTTTCCGGGGTTCTCGACCTGCCAGGCGCGCTTGTCCATGGTGGTGTTGCCGCCGTCGAACCAGCCGAACAGCGTGCCGGTACGACTGGCCTTCACGCGCACCGGCTTGATCAGCTGCTGTGTCAGCGCACGCTTTTCCTCCAGCGTCAGCTTGCGGCCGCGCGCCTGCTGCTGAATGTTGATCTCGCGCTGCAGCGTGGACAGCAGGCTGTTCTTGGCCTCCTTGTCATCGTCCGCCTTGGGGCTGATCAGATGGAACAGGCCGGCGCTTTGCAGCTGCTCATTGAGCTGGTTGTTGTCGATGGTGGCTTCGAAGATCCGCTCGTTGGCACCTTCACCTCGCCCCTTGGCCTGGAACTGCCGGTACGTGGATTCCGTCAGCAGGTGGCGGAACTGCTCGACCTTTCCGGGTGCCCACAGCGACGGATTCGACAGCAGCTGCTGCATGGCTTCGGGCTCGTCCACCTTGGGAGCGCCAGCCATCAGGCGCGCCTGGTCCTCCGGCTTGATCTGCGACCACTCGCTGGACGGAATGTCAGCCCAGCCGCCGGGGCGTGAAAACGCGGTCGTCTGCGCCTGCGTGTACCGGTTTTCGTAATCTTCCTTGCGCGCAAACTCGTCTTCTGCCGCCCGCTCGCGTACGGTTTTTTTCGCATAGTCACGCTGCTTCGGGTTCTGAATCTGATCGGCTTGCGCCAGCATGGTTGCCGTACTACGTGGGCCAGCTCCACCCTCAAGCGACTTGAGGCGGCTCTCCCAGGACTTGGCGTACTTCCCATACTTGCCCGGATTGGAGCGGACCAGGCGCGCGTATTCGGCGCGACGCAAGGCGATCATCTTGGCCGGGTCACCGTCAGCCTGCGCGATGATCTTGTTGGCGAAGCTGGGGCCGTGGTTGACTGCCGCGTCGAAGGCGATGGCGCGCACCTGCGGCGGCAGGCTATCGCCGCCAATGGCATTCCAATAGCGCTGGCGGTACACTTCGCGCGCCTTGCTGACAGTCATGCCTTTGATGTTCAGATCCGGGTTTGCCGTCTTGTTGATGCCAAGATTGGTTTCGCCCTTGCCGGCGTCATCCGCAACATACCCCCCTTCAATCTTCAGCGTGTGCTGGAAGATCGATTCGAAGTCAGTGTTTACAGGACCGCCACCTTTGACGATGGCCTCACCAGCAGCGATGCCGTCTGCTCTATCGATTGCTTCCGTCAACTGCCCGCGTAGCGCCACCACATCCGGATAGTCCATCTTGTCCAGATGCCTCTCCAGGAATGCCGTGGCCTTGTGCGGGTCGTCGTCCATCAGCTGCGTCACGGCACCGCGCAGTGCGCTGCTGATCTGTGCGCGGCGCACCTGCTCCTTTTGCTCGGGAGCCATGCCGTTGATCGATGCGATACGGTCAATGCCGGCATCGATGCGCCCCGTTGCAGCCGCCAGCACCTTCTCGTCGCCGGGGTTCAGCGCAATCTCACGCGCAGCCGTGGCGATGATGGCCTCGTTCTGCTTGACCGTGTAGGTCACAAACTCGCCGTTGCGGTGAACCATGGCGCGCTCACGCAAGCCGTTCACCATATTGCCGGTCTGTTCGCGGTACCGGGACAACACAGCCGGAGCCAGTCCTTCGCCCTGCTGGTCGATGAACTTCTGCAGCGCGCCGCTGTACTCATCTTCCAGTGTTTGGTTGTCCGGACGGGTCAGCGCCTGACCGCCCTTCAGCATCCGGAAGCCCGTCTGCCGGTTGTGCTCCAGGTCGATCGCCTTGTCCTTGATGTTGTTCAACTTGCCGGACAGCATGGCCTCGTTGACCTCGTTCTGCACCTCCAGGACGTGCTTGGTCAGATCCTGGCCAGCGCGCTGCAGACCTTGGCCGGCTGCCGCGATCTGCCGGCTGGCCGTGTCCTGCACCTCGCCGGAGCGCATGGCAGGCGTCGGCAACTGATTCAGTCCGACGCGCAGGTCGTCGTATGCGGGGATTCTCATGTCATCAGCCCTGCCAACGCCGTGATGATGTCAGCCAGCTTCCACACGACGGCAGTAGCAGGCACAGACAGAACGGCTCCCCACGCCAACCGGCGCAATGCTGGAGATTTCTCAAGTAGTTCGGCCACTTTTCGAGCTTCCTTGTTCACGTTAAAATTCATGCACGTTCGCTCTCACTCCGACTGAGGGTTAAAACAGAGGGCCTTGTGGTGTTGGTAGCGCCCAAGGCCTTCGCTCTTTTGGTTACTGCATCAGCTCCAGCTAATCGGACGCCACGGATCGTTGCCACTGATCGGCGTCCAGGTAGTGCGGTCCTCAACCGGTGCCGGCGTGGTGTTCTGCGGCACGCCCCACGCCCCGGCCTGCTTCATCTGGTACCAGCTGGCCGCCACTTGCGACGCGCCGCCCAGCAGCGACGTACCGGCCTGCATCAGCGGGTTGATACCCTTGGCATTGGCGCGTGCGTAGATCGCCTCGTTCTGGTAGTTCACACCCTGCATGCGCTGACCCCAGGCCTGGCTCACGGCGTTGGCCAGCAGCGCGTTCTTGTCGATGTCCTTCATGACATCCGTGGACGCCTGCACCTCGCGCGCACTGCCCTCGCCCATGACCACGCCACTGCCGGCCAAGGCTGCACGCTGGCGGCCCTTCAGCTGCCCGGCCTGCAGCGTCAGGCGGCCGACCTCGTACTGGCCGGAGCGCAGCGCAGACTGCGCGCCCATCTCGGCAATGCGCGCGTTGACCTCGGCCATGGCGGCCTGCGCTCGCAGGTTTTCCTTTTGCGTGGCCGCGCTGAAGTACGTGCCGATGCCCTGCATGGCGACGCCGGCACCTTGCCCCACCAGCGATGCAGTCGCCATCTGTCCAGCGGTAAATCCCATGTTGCACCTCTCTTGATGCTGGGAAGGTATCGCCCCCGGCATCAGGTATGTGCACATGGCCGCCGTCAGCCCCCCAGCGCCACCTCGCTGGTAATGTTGACCACCGTCAGCGGCAGCGGATCAGACTGGCGCAGGCACACCTGGCCACTGTCCGCCCAGGTCGGCGTCAGCACGATCTGGATTTCCTCGGTCTTGAGCGCCGGCGGCGAACCGTAGGGCTCGGTCGTGCGCTGCTTGGATTCCACCAGTTCGTCCATGCTCGGCCCCGTCCAGATGCCGCTTGACCGATGCACGCGCAGCCAGACCTTGTTCACGTTCTTGAACCGGCCCTGGGCGAACGATCCGTCACGCAGCTGCGCCGCCAGCGGCAGCGTCTGCATGTCCGCCTGATACGGCAGGCCGATCTGCACTGTGCTGGCTTCCACGTCCAGCGTGATCTGGCCGCCGGTCACCACGCGCTGCGGATGCACTGCACCATCGGCCAGGATGCTGACCGTCTTGCCCTCCAGGTGGCCCAAGCCGGTGAAGGTGTCTGCCGGCACGCCCTCGTAGCGCAGGCCGCTATCCACGAAGAAGGCATCTGCCTGGTCCACGAACTGCCGCGTCTCCTGGCGCTCGATGTAGCGCACGTCCTGACCGTTGATGTGGCGACGTACCACGACATACAGCACGTCCTCCCTGCCCTCAGCCACCACGGCGCAGGACTCGAACACACCATCGGTGTCGTGCTGGTGCCAGGCTCCGACCTGCTGCTCCGGCACGTATGTCAGGCCCAGCAGCTTGCCGGACGACGACACGAACCACACGACCGGCAGCGGAGCCTTGCTGTAGGCCATGTCCAGAACGTCCAGGTTGTCGAACAGGTGGTGCGTGCGCAGGGACAGATCGCCCGTCAGGTGGCCGCCAGCCTGCCAGTTGTAGGCCAGCTCGCGCACGTGGCCGCCACGCGCAGCGCCGTAGATCAGCGTGTTGTTGATGATGACCGGCTGCACGTTGGACGCGCCCACGTAGCTCTGGGGCTTCACGTTGATCGTGCTGGGCGACAGCACATCGCTGTTGCTGGTGCCAACCTGCCACTCTGCCGATGACGTCAGCAGCATCAGTTGGGTCAGCGGCACGATGTGGCGGATGGTGTTCGCCTCGCGCGCTGCCACGCGGAACGCGATGCGGTCATCGTCACGGACCGGGATCGAATACGCCATGTTCGTCTCGGTGCCGGCCTTGGTCATCCATACCGTCTGCGGCTTGTTGCGCGTACCGGCAAACACGCGGCGCTGCTCGTAGTAGCTGACGGCTGCCGGGTAGTTGCCGACACCGCTGAACGGGTCGTCATACCGCGGCGGCGTGGCGCTCAGGTCCGGCGCGATGTTGTCATCGATCAGGCTGATGGTGTTCGTCTCGCCCAGGTAACCGTACAGGCCGGCTTGCAGCTTGTAGACCTGGTACCGGGATGCGCCGGCCACCGGCGACCAGCTGATGGTGACAGTAGCGCCCGTCTCGAACAGGTTGCCCGTCACGGTGCTGACGGCAGATGCAACAGATTCCCCGGTGCCATCGGCGTCGATGGCGGTCACCACGTATTTGTAGGTGTACTTGGCCTCCGTGTGGCCGGCAGCCACGGTCGTCACGCCGGTGGGTGCCGTGATGGCCGGCACAAACGCGATGGTCGTCAGCTGCCAGTTGGTGGCGCCCAGCCGGCGCAGCTCGCGCGGCGCGTAGTTCGGGTGCACCAGCGTCAGCACGTCACCGCTTTGCACGTAGTGGATATCAAACAGGTCTGCCTCGGTGTACGGCGCGACCACCTCGTAAGGCACGCTACCGCTCATCAGGGTGGATCCGTTGGTATGGAAGCGGAAATAGCCTGCGCCCATTTCCAGCACCATCGTCTGGTCGGTGCTGAACGTGAACGGGATCAGGCGCACGCGCTTGCTGCTGTCCTTGGCGGCGCGTACGAAGCCGAAGCCCGCGCGGTTCTCAACTGGTCCATGCGGTTTGACCACGAAGTTGCGGCAGATGGCCAGGCCGTTCTGGAACTTGACGTCATCGATGCGGCCAAACATTTCCGGCGAAATCTCGCCGCCGGTGAAGCTGGTTTTCAGCGTACGGATGTTTGCCATGCTCAACCCCGCGCCTGAATCCAGCCAGGCACATGATCGCGCGCCGGTCGTTGCTGGTTGCTGTCAGATACCGTGGCCGCGGCGTAGACCGACTGGAATGCCTTCAAGCACACGCTGGCCATCTGCGCGCCAGCATCGCCCTTGATTACCGGACCGGCCAGATAGGACGCCAGCAGCCAGACCAGTGCATCCGTGAAGGCTGGGGGGAAAGCCGTGGTGTCCTCGATGCGCGCCGTGTAGCGCAGCGTGGCATCGTCCATATCGACACGGATCACCTCGGCACCATCGGCGCGCGCTTCGGTCGCGTACGGCACGGCAGCGCCCATGCGCCCGGCTGGCGGCAGCACATCGTGGATGCGGATGCAGTCCTGCGGCTTCGCGTAGGCGAAACTCCAGCCACTCAGGCCGTCGTCCACCAGCTGCGCCAGTTGCACGCGGCGCGTGGCGAACTTCCAGGGGTGCATTTCCAGCAGCGTGTCGCGCGCCATCGGGTAGAAGCGTGCGCAGTGTTCAGCCTGGGCGGAACCTTCAGGCGGGTCGATGCTGGCCAGCGTGGCGTTGTCGCCCAGGCGTGCCAGCGCCAGATTGCAGATGTCGATGACGGATGCCATGGTCTTTTGCTCCTATGAAAAACGGGGGCACGATGGCCCCCGCTCTTGTTGCGTGTCGCAGGCCGTGGTCAGGCCTGGTCGTTAGCGGCAGCCTGCGGCTTGCGGGCAGTTGCCTTCTTCGGCGCGGATTCGACAGACTCCACCGGCTCGAACCACGAACCGGCCTCGCCTTCCTTCACGTCGAACACCTCGCCAGCTTCGCGCAGCTTCTCGTAGAAGCCCGCCCTGGTTGCCTGCACCTTCATGTTGGCCACCTATCAGATCGCGTCAGGGTGCGCGGCATTCTGCTGGATACCGGCCACCACCTGTGCGTCGAACTTGCCAGCAGTCAGCGGACCAGTGCCCACGGTGTAGTTCAGGCGCACGTAGCGGCGATGCTTGGTCGGCATCGGGATCACTACCTGCTGGCCAGCCGCCAGCGCGGTGATGGCGATGGCACCGGTAGCCACCACGTCCGCCCAGGAGCCGTTGTCGGCAGAGTCCTGCACGGCGAACGTGACGGTGGCAGCGCCGGCAGCAGTCGGCGTGACGCCCACGGTGACGACCATGACGGCACGGTCGCTCAGGCCGGTGTTCGGGTTGACCTGGCCGAAGTCGATCACGTCGGTGGACGGCGCGGTCACGGTCACGGCCTGGTCGTTGGAGATCTTGAGCAGTTTGTCGATGATCATGATGTGTTCCTCGTTCAAGCGGGGCCGGTCATTCCGGCCCCTTGGGGGTTAGACGACGCAGGCCTCGGTGTTGAGCAGAGCGTCCACGGTGCGGATCGGCACGCCACGGAAGGTTTGCCAGAACTTGCCTTCCAGCTCCTGCGTCTTCAGCGCCAGGCCGCTCTTGCCCATGGACTGGATATCCAGGGCCTCATGGACAGCGCGGTTGGCGTAGAACACGGCACGACCCATCTGCAGGTTCGGCACGCGGTGCAGCGCCTTGGCCATCAGGGTCAGCAGATCCGGGCCGGTGCCGGCCGCCAGGTCGGATGCATCGATGTTGGCAATGCGAACCACGAAGCGCCAGTCACGCAGCACGGCACCGATATCCCACTTGTAGTGGGTGCGGTAGCCCTGGTAACGGCCGCCGGCAGCATCGGTCAGGGTGTCTTCGCCCAGGTCGCGCGACTGCAGACCAGCCTTGCTGCCCTTGGGGTAGATGGTGTGCACCGTGTTCGGGGACCACACCACCAGCCAGACGCTGGTGTTATCGCTGCCAGTGCCGCCAGCGTCGATGATGTTCTGGCCGTTCTCGGCCGCCTTCTCGCTGTAGCGCGGCGCCAGGCCCATGAACTTCTCGGGCTCCAGCGAACTGTTGCCGTAGAACAGGGTGCTGGCCATGGTCTGGTTCAGGCCCTCGATGAAGGCACGGTCCTCGGACAGACGCCAGGCAGCGCTGTTGCCGTTCAGGTCGGCCAGTGCCTTGTCCACTTCGGCGTAGGTTTCCAGCATGCCCATGCTGTCCTTCACCGGCACAGTGCGGGACTTCTCGGGCTGCACGCCGTAGTTCAGCATGCGCCAGGTGCCTTGCGGCAGGCCGCTGCGAACGGTGGTCTTGTGCTCGGTGAAGCCATTAGCCTCGATGACAGTCATGTCCTCCAGGATCTCGTTGGTCTCTGCCAGCAGCTCGACGATCTGCGGATCGATCTTGCCATCGGCGGTCATGCGGCTGGTAACGTCAGCCAGCGTGGGGTTGGTGGTGCTCAAAGTAGCCATGGGTTTTACTCCTGGTTTACGGGTTCATGTTGGATGCGCGGTACAGGCTGCGCGGATCTGCAGCCTTGTTGGTGCCGCCCTGGCCGGTCACCAGACGGTCCTCGCTCATGTCCTTGCCGACGCGGTAGAACAGGCGGATGACCTCCGGGTTGTTGCCCAGGGTGGATTCGTTCAGCAGCTGGCGCAGCTCGGGCGATGCGTAGGCCTCCATGGCCTTCTTGGCCACGCCCAGGTTCTCCTGGAAGCGCTCGCCGCCAATCTCCTGATCGGTGCGCGCGGCATTGGCCCATTCGATGCTGGCCGCCTGCAGCTGCTCCATCTGGCGGGTAGCCAGCACCGGCTGCATCTTGTCCAGCATCAGCTGCGCCTTGTCTTGCGGCAGGTTCAGCTCCTTCGCCACTTCGCTGAAGTTGGCGATGACGGCATCGTCAAAGGCCATACCCTCCGGCGCGGTGAAGTCGTACTTCTCCGGCGCGCCTTCCGGCTGCTTGACCTCGGTCTGCTGCTGGCCCTGCTGCTGGCCCTGCGGCTGTTCGCCGGCAGGCTGCTGCGGTTGACCGCCCTGCTGCGTCTCGGTGACGCCCGGGTCGGCGGGTTGTGCTGCGGCTTCGCCTTCGCTGGTATTTGCGGCTTCAGTCATCAGCGTGGTGTTCTCGTCCATCGGCTTGTTGCTCCGTGACCATGGTTTGATACAGCTCCGGGCAGGTCGCGTTGATCAGGCCGAGCAGCCGAAGCCCCGCATTCCTGCCGCCCTCGTTGAATGCCATCTGCATGGCATTCGTGTTGAACGACAACCGGAACACACCGGCCTGATCCAGCAGCCGCCACACGATGCGGCGACCGCGCTTGCTCCCCATGAGCCACTTGACGTCTGCCTCTTCGGTATCGCGTGCGTTCTTCGCGTGCTGGCTGGCTTGCGCCTTGGCTCGCTCTTGCGCGCGGATATCGGTCGGGTCGTACGGCATGGCTGCAATTTATGGCGCTGTGCCTGCGGTATGTGCACCGGTCAGGTGTAGCCGCTGAAGGCAGCGGTGGCATCGGTCAGCAGGTTCGGCTGGCTGGTGTCCACCTGGCCCAGCTTGGCCGCGGCGTCTGCTGCCTGCTGCGCCATGGCGGCCTGCTGCTGTTGCTGCGCTGCTTGCGCGCGCTGCTCGCGGATCAGCGCCACCTTGTCACCCGGCACGATCAGCTCGGGATCGATGCCCAGCGCATCGGCGTAGGCGTCTGCCCAGCGGTCCGCGTCCAGTTTGTCCAGCACTTCAGGCTTGATCTGCGCCACGGCACCCAGGCTGCCGACGAAACGGTCCACGCTGTTGGTGGCC